AAAACATACATCGCTGCCGAAGCTGATATAACTGCTGTAATTGCTGGAACAGGATTATCGGGAGGTGCAACATCTGGGGACGCGACTCTATCTATTGATAGTTCAGTTGTAACACTAACTGGTACACAAACACTAACGAATAAAACCCTTACAGCACCTGTAATATCTACAATATCAAACACAGGTACTTTAACTTTACCAACATCTACAGATACTTTAGTTGGTAGAGCAACAACTGATACACTTACAAATAAAACTTTAACATCACCATCTTTAGCTTCACCTACGTTTTCTGTTACAGAAACAGGTATTGCTGATGGAGATTTAATTCTTTTCTTAGATGCAACTGATTCTTCAGTTACTAAAAAAGAAGGTTTAGATGATTTAGCAACTTTATTTGCAGGAGCTGGATTAACAGCGTCTAGTTCTGTAATGGCGGTAGGAGCAGGAACAGGTATAACTGTAAATGCAAATGATATAGCAACAGCAGCAGCGCAAACAAGCATAACCAGTATTTATAACTCAAGTTTAGCTTTAGGGCACGGCTCCTCGCATGCTAATATTGATTTTAGTACAGATAACAGCATTATATTTGATATTGACGGAACTTCACAAGTTCAATTAGATGACGGAGTATTTAAGCCAACAACAGACTCCGACGTTGATTTAGGAACGTCTAGTTTGTATTTTAAGAATGCTTATATAGATACTATTACCACAACAGGTAATGTGAGCATAGGTGGAACTTTAAGCGTTTCTGGTAATAACTTTTCAAATGTAGCGGATATAAGTCTGGACAGTATATCAGCAGCAACTAATGATATAAATATTGCTTTAACAGATAATAGAGCAAATGCATTAACTATTAAACAAGGTAGTGATGCATATATGATATTTAACACTACAAATTCAAGTGAATCAATATCAATTGGTACGGGGTTAAGCGGAACAGCAATTACTATAGGACATGGAACATCTGAAACTACAATTGGTGATAACTTAGTTGTAACAGGTAATTTAACTGTACAAGGTGATACTACAACGGTTAATACTGCAACATTAAGTGTAGAAGACCCATTAGTAGTTGTAGGTAGCGGAAATAATTCTTCAGATAGTGTAGATTTAGGATTATATGGATTATATGATACATCTGGCTCACAAGATTTATATTCAGGATTATTTAGAGATGCAAGTGATAGCGGAAAATGGAAATTATTTAAAGATTTACAAACTGAACCAACAACAACAGTAAATACAAGTGGCACAGGATATGCAGTAGGAACACTAGTTGCAAACTTAGAAGGAACAGTTACAGGTAACGCAAGTGGATTATCATCTACATTAGCAGTATCATCAGGTGGTACAAACGCAACTTCTTTTGCGGATAAATCAGTTATTATAACTCAAGATAGTGGAACTGATACCTTATCTGCAGCACAAATGGATGGTAATGGTGAATTATTAATTGGTGGTACAAACGGACCAGCAGTAGCTACAATAACCGCAGGATCTAATATTACGGTTACAAATTCTGACGGAGGAATTGAAATAGCGTCTTCAGCAGCAGGAGCTGCATTTACAACAGTTGCTGTATCGGGGCAAAGTAATGTTGTTGCTACGGGATCTTCTGATACACTTACATTAGCAGCAGGAACTGGTACTACAATTACAACAAACGCGGGAACAGATACAATAACAATTAGTGCAGGAACAAATACAATAGAAGTAGACGAATTTACAGGAAACGGTAGTACAGCAGCTTATACATTAAGCACGGCAGCTGTTACTGAAAATAATTTACTTGTATACATGGATGGTGTTTATCAACATCATAATACATACGCAGTATCGGGGACTACATTGACTTTTGATACAAACGTGCCAAATGGATCAAAAGTAGAAGCGTTCCATATGAGAACGATTAGTAATACTAATTTAGTACAATCAGCAGTAGCGGGAACATTAATTGATGTTAGCGGATCAACAGGTGATGTAACATTTAATGTAGACTTATCTGAAGCAGCGGAAGCAGCAATTGCAGATGGTGACTATATGTTATTTTTAGATGGGGGAGCAACTGGTACAGC